CAATCGCAAGTTTTGAGGTATTTACAAAGACAATCCTTTATTACTTCCATGAGCGTGGTTGGAATAAAGTTAAATGGGGGAGAAAATAATGTATGAATACTATGTAAGAAAAGTAGAGAACGTAGTAGATGGAGATACCATTGACGTTCTTATTGATTTAGGGTTTGATATCCTATTTGCATCTCGTGTAAGACTGGCTGGCATTGATACACCTGAGTCTCGCACAAAGGATCTTGCTGAGAAAGCGCTTGGTCTTGAAGCCAAGGAGTACCTAAAGAAGTCTCTAAAAGATGCTAAGTCTGTTGTAATTAAGACAGAAAAGATGGACTCATCTGAAAAGTATGGTCGAATTTTGGGCTGGGTATATATTAATGGAGATACAGTATCTCTTAATGATATGATGATAAATGATGGTTATGCTTGGGGATACCTTGGAGATACTAAGGTTAAAGATTTCACAGCGCTTGCAAAGGCTAGGAAAAAGTCTGGAAAGTAATGACAAATTTTAAAATTAATGTAATAGAAAATTTTATAACCTTAGAAGATGCTGACACACTTGTAAGTTATATAAAAAATAACTGTTCAGACAAAAAAAAATTTTATACACCTCTACAACATAGAATTGAAAATAAAATAAGATATGAATCACACATACCAGAACGACATACATTTTTAAATCATTCGGAAATTTTACCCTTATTAAAAAAATACTCTGATAAATTTTTATTAGAATGTAATCTTTTTTTTAAAGATAATGAAGAACTATACTTAACAGCACAGTGGATGACTATGCTAGGACCAGGAAGTATCCTTTCTCCACACAGAGATAACCATAAAGGAGCAGAGCATTTATTTAGAAGCGGTGTGATTTATTTAAATGAAGATTTTGATGGAGGATATTTAAATTTTCTACATGAAGATCTTACCATTAAACCAAAGAAGTTAAGTCTTGTTCTCTTTGATTCTAAAGAAGTACATAGAATAACAGAAGTTTTGTCTGGTGTAAGAATAGCAATGCCTATATGGGCAACAAATATAAAGGAAAAGGAGGTATCTTATGAACTTTGAAGATGAGGAAATACAAATGCTTATAGATATGGGTGCTCTTGAGTTTGTTGGGGTAGAACTAGAAACAGGAGAGCCTTTGTACAGGCCAACAGACATACTAAAAAGTATTGATCCAGACTTAAGCAAAGAAATGTCTATTTACTTTTCACAAACAACAATGAGGTTATGGGAAAAGGGTTTTATAAACATGGACGTAACTACTGAAGATCCATTAGTAACTCTTGCAGAAAAATCTTTTGATATAGAACTTATAAATTCTTTACCTAAAGAAGAAAAAATAACTATCCAAGAAATAATCAGAGTCCTTTCAGAAAAAAAGTGATACAATGAATATTGGGGGCATATATGAATAATTTGTATGGCGCAGTTGGTTTAACTGTAACTATCCTATTAGTTTTGTTGACATATATTTTTGCATCCAGAAATAAGGAAAAGCCTTTAATTGTTAGCCAAGCCATGCTTCTTTATAGATACAATGGAACCAAAAAATATTCAAGAAAATTTGGTAAAAAAACTCAGTCAAAAAATCACTATGACAATACTAATGTCAAGGTTATAATATTAGATAATCAAGCATATTGGATTAAGAATAACATTTTTTATAAGGCTCCACTAGTTGATCAAGTAATAGATAAAGACTCTGCAGAAGAAGTTGACACCATAAGTATGGATAGGGTACAATTAGACAAGATGCTTTTTATAATGGATAAACTAAGAGAAGGGAAGAACGATGATAGTAGGGGTTCAAGGAACGAGTAGTTTTGACAACTACAATATCTTCTTAAGATCAATGGCTGTTGCCCTTTCTGAGTTACAAGAAGAAGACAAAGATTTTATTGTATATTCTGCTGGACCAAACAATATAAACATGATGGCCATGGAATTTGTAAACTTATCTGAAAGAGGAATGAAGTCAAGAAAAAAGAATATAAAGTTTTTTAAGGTTACTCCTGAATGGATGGAAGAAAATATAAAAGATTTTAATCATTTTGCTTTTCTTTCTAATCCAAAGGAGCCTGTTTCAAAAACAGTATATTCGTCAAAACTAAACAACATAAATACAAACGTATACACATTTTAAATATATTAAAATTAAGTATACCCAACCTGTGCTAAGCACACAAAAGAACGGAACATAATGAAAACGATTAACTCTTTAAGCGTGATGGAGTCAATAGTAAACAACAACAAGCAACTGTCTTGGGACGGATGGACTGTTGTTGAAACTTTTCCATCAGACAAGGCATACTTTTCAAAGTTTGGTATATACAAAAATAACAAATGGCAGATGAAGAAAGAATTTATACCTTCTAACAAAGGATGGGAAATCCCAGATAAGTATGTGAGATAAATGAATAAGTATAAGTGGAAAGATAATGCCGTCTGCCTAGACTACGATACAAATTTATTTTTTGATAAATATGAGGATGATGAATTGTTAAGGCCAGCAATAGATGCCTTGTGTTCCTCTTGCTCAGTAAGAAAAGAATGTTTTTCTGTTGGAATCTCTGGCAAAGAGTGGGGCATCTGGGGTGGTGTATACTTAGAAAATGGAGAAGTTTCTAAAGAATTCTCTAGTCACAAAAGTAAGACTGACTGGGGCCAAACTTGGCAGTCGTTAACAATGGAGTAATATGTACACAGATTCAATGAGAAGGGCGTTTCGATCACTAAATGCTCCTAAAAATTTTTCTTTACAGATTGTAGACAATGACAATTTCTTAACTGTGAAGGCCAGTGAAAAAGATTTTATGTCTTTAGAAACAGTAGAAATGAAAAGAGAGGCAATAGAATACATGATTCGTGTAAAGAAAGCACTAGAGGATAATGGCGCAATTGTGTTGCTTGTTAGAGAAGGTGGCAAAGAGTTATGATTGAGTCTATCTTGGTTGGAACCTTTGTTTTTTTAACATTATTATTCTTGTCATTATATCTGGTGCAAATTAAAAAGAATCGTGCAATTCTTGCAAACACTTTAAAACTTTTAATAATGCAAGAATCTTTAAACAGCGAAAATAAAACAGACAAAGAGCAAGCAGATGAGGCTTTTTTAAAATTTGTTTCGGATTCTCGTGACTGGGCATATCAATACATAGATGAGGCTCAAAAAGGTTTAAATAAGTTTATTACTGATATTGAGCCTGAGATAGCCTACTTTGATGAGTATGGCATAGCGGGTTCAGCCTATCCACACTATCATTCTATGAAAAAAATTTCAGTGGCATACAAAGAATTAAAGAAACTCTTACCAGAAAATTATGGTAAAATAGATACATGATTAAAGACACAGATGGAAAAGACGAAATCTATTTAGCAAATGTTGCAAAAATAGGAAGTTCTGCAAAAAACGTATATGTTATAGAGAATTTTTTACCAGATGAAGAATATCAAATATTATCTAATTTTGTAAATAATTCCGATGATATTGGTTGGATTAAAGAGCCATGGACCACCGAAAGAAGTCCTAACGGCTCAGTTCCAGAAGACTGTCTTGAACTTTTTAAAAAAATATTTCAAACTTCTAGACTAAGATGTATGGATCACTATGATGTAGAAGTAGATAGTGATTTTATGGGTCAATATTTTTTAACTAGGTGGAGTGTGGGCAGTAACATGAAACCTCATATAGACACAGACTCAATGAAGCATCAGCATATTGTATGTATGTATTATTTTAATGATAATTATGAGGGAGGAGAAATCTTTTTCCCAGATTATGATTTAAAAATAAAACCTAAATCAAATACTATAATTATGTTTCCTGGTAACGAAAACTATCGTCATGGAGTTCTTGAAGTTTCAGAAGGATTTAGGTATACTTATGGTATGCGTTTTGTTTTTACTGGCTCTACATTTTTAGGACCAACAACAGAACGTATAGGGCAAAACTATGATTGAAAACCCTTCCGAAAAAGACGAAATCTATTTAGCAAATGTTGCAAAAATAGGAACTTCTGCAGAAAATATCCAGTACATAGAAAATGCTCTGTCTAAAGAAGATCACAAAGTTTTGCTTGAGTATGTAAAAAATGCTGAAGACTGGAAAGAACAGCCCTGGCTTGCTAGAACTGTTGAATCACAAAATTTGCCTGAAGAAATTTTTGAAATACTAAAAAAAACATCTGAACTTGTTTACAAAAAAATTACAGACTTTTATGATATAGCCATAAATCCTCACCGTGAATCACGACTGCATGTTGTTAAATTTGTAAAAGGTTTTTATTTGGTCCCACATGTAGACACGCTATCATCAGAAGGTAATCATATTGCATCAGTATACTATATTAACGATGACTATTCGGGTGGAGAAATTGATTTTCCAGATCACAGCCTAAAGATTAAGCCAAAGGCTAATAGCCTTATTATATTCCCTGGCAATGAAAACTATGTTCATGGAGTCAATGAAATTATTGATAATGACCGATATAGTTCTGCTATGTGGTTTCAGTTCACTGGATCTACTTTTGACAAACAGGGAGAATGGTATAATTAGAACATGGATTCTATAAATAATATACAGATTAGAGAAAATATTTTATCTGAAGAAGAACACAAAAAACTTCTTGACTATGTAGAAAGTGCTGATAATTGGCATACTCAGCCATGGGGTGTTAAGTTGCTTTCACCATCAAAACAGCCAGAAGAAATTCTTATCATTCTCGACAAAGTTTTTATGCTTGCTTATAAAAGTTGTATAGACTTTTATGGCGTAGATCTTTACGGTTTCGACAAGAGATCATTTCCTTTAGTTAAATTTGAAAAAAACTACAAGATGAACGAGCATGCAGATACTACAGGAGATTTTGCAGCACTATACTACCTCAATGATGACTATGATGGCGGAGAAATACATTTTATGGATTATAATTTAAAAATTAAGCCAAAGGCTAATAGTTTTATTATGTTTCCTAGCAACGCAGACTACTGGCATGAAGTTCTTGAAAATATTGGAAAAGAAAGATATTCTTCTGTTACATGGTTTAAACTTCTTGGGTCTAGTCTTGAGAGGCCAGAGATGGGTCTACTTAGATGAAAGATGTAATATTATCAACACTAACAGGTTTTGGATGTGGCGTAGTATTTGCTGCATTCAAATTGCCAGTGCCAGCACCACCAGTTTTTGCGGGAGTCGCAGGAATTATTGGGTTATGGATTGGCTTTACAGCACTAACAAAATTCATATCCTAGGAGGAATAAAATGAATGAACAAATTAAAGCAGCACTAGCGTCATACGGAAGATCAGTACTTGGAGCAGCAACAGCAATGTATGCCTCTGGTGTAACTGACCCTAAGACACTAGCATACTCACTACTTGGAGCACTAATACCCGTAGCATTGAGAGCAGCAAATCCTAATGACTTGGCATTTGGAAAGATGCCTTCAGTTGATGAGGTAGACAAGGCAGTTAGATCTGCTAAGGTAGTAAAGAAGACTGCTAAGAAGGCTCCTGCAAAGAAGTCATCTGGCGGAGGAAAAACTCAGCAAGTAAAGTAATTTTACTATAGATCAGCAGGCTTGTTTTTTTTGACAAGCCTGTTTTTCTATGCCAGTATATTTTACTATGAATTTCTTTTAATATATATATCATGTAGTCCAAGATCATGTAATACTATAGCATCAACAGACCAGTTTTTATTAAAATATAAAAACTCATTTACGCTTTGATATATTCCTACATGTCCTTCATACATGATACTATCATAGTTTATATAAGAGGTTAGCCCTATAATCCCGCCAACATTCGTTAATTTAGAAGAATCTGATATAAGTTTTCTTATCATAAGTCTTTCTCTTCCTATGTCTAAAAGGATTAGGTCATATTTTTTATCTAAAGTGGGCAACACATCTCTTCCATCACCCTTTATGGTGTTTACATTAGGATGATAAGAAAATTTGTTTTTTATATGTTGCTCATGTGTTATTGAACTATCCTCTGGTGCATCGCCACCTGGATGTCTGACTCCATCAGCGTTGTCGTAGAAGTCTACAAGGTCTGCACTTATGGCGTTTGTTTCACTTATAAAAATTTGAGCAGAATATCCAAATCCAACACCTATTTCTAAATATGATATGTTTTTATTTAAAGTTTTTGCGTACTCATGTTTTGAAGTAAATAGTCTTGCATTGTTTAATTGGTCTTGAGATATAAGCCTTGCCAATTCCATTTGGTGTTCATCGTACAATTTTTCCTCATTGTAGCCAATAGGGTCCATTATTTCTTTTCCACTAGACCATTTTCTATTTATCATACCTACAAGTATATCATCTAAAGGTATAGTATAATAGACACTATTCCGCTTGAGACTTTAAAAAGTTTTACAACGGATGCTCCGTAGTGGAGAGTTAGCAGGATGATCCCGTGGCTAATAGACCTGAGCAGTCGTCTATAAACTGCTCATTTTATATGCTATAATATTAATACCTGCCCAAATGGGGGGTAAATTAACTTATTCGCTTGAAAGGGGAATAACATGGTAGTAACACACGCTATGGATCTATTTAATGATCCTTTTTTTATTGGCTTTAACAGAGAGTTAA